TTCAAGCTGCGAAATACGCGCTCCATCGGTGCGTTATCCCAGCAGTTTCCTCGTCGACTCATGCTCTGGCGCATGCGGTATCGCCACAACCGCTGGCGAAAGAGTCGGCTTGCATATTGCGATCCCTGGTCTGAGTGGAATAGCAAATCCGAAGGCCTGCCACGCTGCTCGTAAGCCATATCCAGCGCTTTGATCACCATCTCAGCGTCTGGCTTTTCCGACAGCGCCCAGCCCACGATCCGACGTGTACAAAGATCCAGGACGACAGCCAGGTAATGCCACTTTCCTTGCGCCCAAATGTAGGTGATATCGCCGCACCAGACTTGATTGGGCGCTGGCACATCGAACTCGCGGTTCAATGTGTTCGGGATATCGAGTCTTTCCACCGTCGCTCTTTTGTAAGCGTGTGAGCCGGGTTGTTTGCTGACTAAATCAAGCTCGCGCATCAAACTACGCACTTTGAATCGACCTAGTTACTCACCGTCTTCACGCATCAGCGAGAGAATGCTGCGACTGCCAGCAGCGCTGCGTCTTTGCGAGAACAGCTCACTGACGCGACTACGCAATCGAAGCCGTTCAACATCGGCGTGCGGCGCCGCAGGCGCTGGGCGTAGTAACACGAGCGGGTCACGTCAAACACCTTGCACAGCCAATCGACCGGCTCATGGGCGCTCAACTGGTCAATCAGCGCGAACGCTCGTGATCTTCCGACATCAAGAGCGCGGTAGCCTTTTTTAATACGGACTTCTCTCGCTCAAGCCGAGCGATCCGGGCCTCCAGTTCCTGGATTTTCTGCTGCTCTGGGGTCAGTGCCTTGCTCTGCGGAGTGACGCCTTGGCGCTCTTTTTGAACCTGGTCAACCCAGCGGCGCAACGCTGACTCGCCAATACCGAGTGAACGGCTGGCTTCGATGTAGCTGTAGTTTTGCTTGAGCACGAGGTCGGCAGCCTCGCGCTTGAATTCAGGGGTAAAGGAGCGGCGTTGTTTGGTCATCTGACACCTCGATGTGGCGAGTATTCTCGCCTAAATGGGTGTCCGGTTTCATTAGACCACTACAATTGGGCAGGCGATTCAACTGTGAGAAAGTAAAGTCGCTACAGCGTTAGCGGCTATTTATCATCCTCGCAAATAATTTAGGGAAATTTCCTACATATCCACTTCTTGCGGATTCTGTATCCACGAACCTATAGCTCAAGCTTCACCTAGATGGCTGTGCATGGAAGATCGCCGCCGTTATCCGGACACTGGGGATACACCTTCGGAGCCCCAATGGCCTGCAAGAGGACTGACGTTCCTGTTCACAAATATGTGAGCGACACTCAGAGAGTAAACATGTAACAGGGGCCATTCGTATCAACGCTGATGAGTAAGTACGTCCAACTGCACAGCGCCGCTGTCTCGCACACCTTGGCTTGGGGATGGCTCAGTCCTTGGACCGTGGTGCAGAAATGAGTAAGGCTCTTTGTGCGACATCCCGTATTTTTAAATAATTTTAGCTGACCTAGCTTGGCTTTCTCGCTCACAATGCACTAACATCAGCCATCCTCCAAAACTCAGACTGGACTTTGTCCGTCAACCACGGAAGGCGGTCAAAAAATGGTAAAACCAATACCCGCTTCACAACTTGATTTGAGCGCAGTAGACGACTTATTGATTTTATGTGACGAAGTGATGCGTGCCACTGCAGCAGGGGCGCATCGGTTTATTGAGCCTGCGCCGGGTGTCTTGGCTCGCGCAAAAGCTCAGCAGCATAATATGATTTTTGGTCGTAGGGGCTCAGGTAAGTCTAGCTTATTACGTAAAACTGCGGCGGACCTCACGATTGATCGACGCCCTATATCTTTTGTGGATATGGAAACCTTTAAAGGACACTCTTATCCCGACGTGCTAATTAGCGTCCTCATTAAAAGTCTACAAGAGTTTAAGAAATGGTTAGATGAGGCAGCGACAACCTCTTCTAACAAGACTTCCTTCTGGAAGAGATTTTTCGGTAAAGCTCCCAACCGTCCTCCTTTTAATAAAGCCAAAACCGCCGATCTCTCGAAAGTGTTAGGCGCAATGATTGCTGATTTGGATATTCAGTTACGCAACCCCGAAACGGCCACTCACCAAGCGACAACCAAAAGCGGCACATCTGACAACAATGGAATTGACGTATCTCTATCAGGTAAAACCGGCCCGGTGGCTGCAAAAGTCGCGGGTAAGAGTGGAAGCTCTGAAACAAGAAATCATGAATTGCAAGCAAGTTACGTCTCCCACAAAGTCGAATACCTCCATCAAAACATACTAAAATATCAAAGATTTTTTGCAGACCTCTCTGAGCTATCGGACGGCCCGTCTTTCCTAATTCTTGACGACTTATACCATATCCGCAAAAATGACCAGGCAAAGGTTATTGATTATTTTCATCGGGTCGGCAAAGGTAATGGAATGTGGCTAAAGGTAGGAACTATAAAGCACCGCACCCAATGGTATCAACACTCTGACCCACCAATCGGAGTTAAACTTGGTGATGACGCCAAAGAAATAAATCTTGATATATCCTTAGAACGCTTCGAAACACTACACGTATTCTTGAAGAAAATCCTAACAAATTTGATGAATGAAACACCGCCAATTAGCACTGCAAACTTATTAAACTCTACAGCAATTGATCGACTAATTATCGCGTCCGGTGGAGTTGTACGGGACTTTATTGGAATCTTTTCAGGGGCTATTGCGCAAGCTCGAGAGCGAGGAGTCAACAACCACCGAGGCCCAAAAGTCGGCGCAGAAGACGTAAACCTTGCAACTGGAGATTATGACTCCTTCAAACGAGAAGAGTTTAAACTTGACTCCGCAGAGGATCGCGATGCGTTACTTGCCGAGTTCGGAAAACTTGTGACTTTCTGCACTGAAAAATCAAAATGCAATGTCTTTCTTGTATCTCAGGATCTTAAAAATGATGCAAGAAGTGCTTTGGATCAATTAATCGACCTGCGCCTGGTCCACCCGGTAAAATCACGAGTCACATTAAAGACCGGTGCAAAAGGAGAGCTATTTGAAGCATACATGCTCGACTTGAGTCAATATTCTGCCGCACGAAAAGTTCATCAATTTACAATCGTGGACCTCAAAGGCAAAAACAAAGATGAGGAAATGCGCAAGGCATCACTTATTTACGGACGCTAGCCTTATAGTTTCGAGTATTTATCTTTTTGAACCCCACGGGCTCTATTAAATAATTCCTTTTACCAAGCCCGCTAGGGCTTGGTTCTGGTCAGCAGGCCACCATGTCAACCGCCAAATGCAAAGCGAACCCAATACCGAAAAAAGGGGACGGATTTTTTACTGTTACCGAGACAAAGCTAATCAGCAAGCAGCAAAAAAGCCGCCTCATCGGCGGCTATTTTTTTGCGAATAATATTTGGCGACTAAGCCTTCAGCTCTTCTGGCTTATGCGTCTTAAGCCAATCGGCCAAGGCGGCGTTCATCCGTGTTTGCCAGCCCGGCCCTGAGGCTCTGAATCTCTCCAGCACGTCGGCATCGAAACGAACATTGACGTGCTCTTTAGTGGCTGCCGACTTTGGCCGGCCACGCTTTGGCTTGAGCATTTCATTTGCCTGAGCCTTGCCAAACAATCCCACAAGCACCTCGCTGGCTGGTTTGGCCCTGGCAAAGTCTTCAGTCGTCCATTCGGGATTTGCCGTTTCGACCTTCTCAGGACTGGGTTTCTTGGTCATGATTTTTGACCTCCCGTTTGTTGGCTTTACGAAAGCTGATGACGTGGACCGCGTCACCCCGTGGTGTAAACACTACGACATGCAGCCGATCCCCTATGTATCCCATCGCCCGATAACGACACTCACCGTAGTCGAATCGATCATCCTCCAGGATCAATGCGGTAGACCATTCAAAGTCCCGCACGAGGGCAAACGGGAGTCCACGTTCTTCGACGTTGCGAGCATCTTTGGCTGGGTCATAAGTAATCTGCATGCAATTATCGTATCCACAATAATTTATCAACACAAGGTGCGCGTCGACCCCTAACCGAGCATGCGGTCTGTTGGACATCACCGAAAAATGAGTGGCGAGGTTTGAGAACGCGCGAGGTGGCCGACAAGCAACCCTGATAAACTGCGCCCCATTCGCCCCATTCGCCCCGATGACTCAGATTTCCAATGCTCCTACAACCTGCTCCACTCTCCCGCCGCTTTTCTGTTGCCCCCATGATGGATGGGATCGACAAACCCGCCTGAAAGGCTTGATTTTACTGGCCTGCTGCAGATCTTCCAGATATCCCGTGTGCACTCAGTGTGCAATTTCAGAACCACTCATCGCACACCTCACGTCCGCTTAAAGACTCCCTTTCGTTCCCCTGGCTTCAGATCAGTCCAGTCACCACCAGAGCTGTACGTTGGATTTGTCTGTCCAATCCACGGCACTCACGACTGACACTGCCTACACAAGTCACCAGCTTCTGCTCAGTCGGAGTGCGACATGGCCATGAGTCACTCTGTACGACTGCGGCACGTCCCCCTCTCGCACCACCTCCCAGTGACATGGCTGCCGCTCACTCTCATCGCCTGTGACATCTCGTGGGATCGCACTCACTTGCTGCGACATTTGAGCCTGTTCGCACTCGAATGGAGTAACCATCATGATATGTAGCATTGACAACTTGCGAAGTCAGAAGTATATCGGGCCATTTAAGGCACCTCTGTTGTCATAGCTGGCACTTGAGTTGCCATTTGAGGCACTTTTATCGCCATTTAAGTCAGATGTTTTTAACAAAACACTTTCACCACCCCTTGCTCCATTTGCATAATAAAACTAGATCTTATGGGTGGCCAGTTGTGTCTATGATAGACATTTAATGCTGCTCACTCTCCTTCGGAGGTTGCGCGTGAATAATAATAACAAGAAAGGCAGACCAACACTGGATGCTGCCAAACGCCGAGACAAGCCGCTCATCATTCGCTTGAGTGCAAACGAGCGAGAGATCATTAAGGGCAAGTGTGAAGAAACCGGCTACCAGGCCGCAGGCGCTTTCGTTCGCGACTTCCTGATCTACTCCAAAGTCCCAGGTAAGGTGCGCATTCCCCTGGCTCATATCCAACTTTCCTTGGAACTGCAACGGATAGCTGGCCTGATCAATAAAGGCGAAGACCCTGAGCAAGTTATCCAGGAGTTATTTGAATTAAATAATCGCCTGCTGGGCATTGGAGAATAATAAGATGATTGGAAAAATCACAGACAAGGGCATCGGTTCATTTCGCAACCGAATCGAATATATCTTCGGACTTCGAAAGCATGAGCATGCCCTTACAACAATCAGAACAATCGGGCGTAATTGCTTTTCTCCTGATCCACTTCACCATGGCCACGACAAGATTGACGTTGAAGGGATGATTGCCGAATTTGATTCTGTTGAGAAGCTGAGAAACAACGCCATCGACAGCGACCGGGTTATCAAGCCTGTATGGCACGCAATCCTGGCCTTACCTCCTGGAGAGCATCTGGACGACGATCAATGGCGCGCAGCGATCGAGATGTACCTGTCCGACCTCGGCTTTGATGAGACGAACAAGTGGGTCGCTGTTCTTCATGGTGATACGGATCACGAGCATGTCCATATCGTCGCAAACCGCATTCGCCTGGATGAAGAGTTCAGCATGGTGAGGGACAGCAACGAGCGCTCCCGCAGCTGTGACTCCACCTCCAGGATTGAGGATCACTTCGGCCTAAGCAAAGCCCCATCGCCTACGGAAACCTGGGGAACCGCAATTTCCAGGAACGCCTTGGAAGCCGCTGAGCGCGAAGGGACGATCCCTCTCAAGCACAGAATGATCGCGAAGATCGCAGGTGCCGTCGAAGCCACTCAACAGGCCCAAGGCGACATGTTCATGCTCATCCAGCTCCTGCGCCAGCAGCGGGTCTACGTGCACTTCACCAAAAACAACGATGGCCAGCCCACGGGGATTGCATACGAGTACCAGGGCACAGTCATCTCAGGCAGAAAGCTCAAGCGAAGCCGCCTTACATTCCAAAAACTCACCACCCAGGAGGGTATCCAATATGATCCCGAAACCTTTCACCGCCTTGAGGCAGAAGCTGCTCGAAGAGATAGCGAACGCGAAAAGCGAGTCCGAATTTTCTATCTCGTCCTCCGCGCCCGCAATCGTCGAGCCATCCGTCTCAGCATCGCAGTACAAAACCAAAAAGAGCTCGAAGCCACGATCAAGCTAATCATGGCCATCCTGCTGGCACTGTTCGGAATCCGCGCCAATTTCGAATTTGAAGACAAAAAGCCAGGCGAGCCCTACTACCAGCTGCGTTCGGGGTGGACTTCACTGCCGCAGGTCGAGCAGGAACGAGATTTGACGGAGGCGTGGGAGAAGGATCCCATACTGGCCGTGAATCACTAGCAGTCAACTGGCCATCACTCAGTGTAGGATTGGCCATCCGACACAAGGGAGATGTGCCATGCCTACGATTTTTTTAAGCCACAACTATCAAGACAAACCGGTTGTAGAGCCAGTCGCTATTGAGTTGAGGAAGATTTACGGTCAAGACTCGGTCTTTTACGATGACTGGTCTATTCAGCCTGGCGACAGCATCATCGGCAAAATGAATGAAGGCCTCGCGTCTCCTGACTTCTTTCTGTTCTTTGTGACTGAAAACAGTCTGAAGAGCGGAATGGTCGGCTTGGAATGGCAGAGCGCGTTGCATCAAGCCGCTAAAGGTATGATCACCTTCGTCCCAGTGCGAGTCGACGGAGTTGCGTTGCCAGCAATCGTAATGGACAAAGCTTATATCGACATGCATCGAAATGGTATCGATACGACTATCCAGCAGATCAAAGATCGAATTTCAGGAAAACCCGAATTCACCCCTAAGCACGCTGCTTTTTCAAATCTGACTTATGAGGTGACGGGCGCGCCAGAGACAGAACTGAAGATCACTGTCAAAGCGTCACATCTCCAGGAATCGAATCCGAAGTTTATGTTTTTGGTCAGAAACAGCGTTGACCAGGTGTTTGCATGGATAGAAGGCGCACCTGGCATTCAAGCACTGCCGCAACAGCTTCACGAGATTGAAGGTGCAGGTAAATTCACGAAGATTGTCATACATCCGCTTAGTGGGAATATCAGACCAAACTTCCCTATGACATTCACACTTAAGCCCAAGACTGGCTGTGAGGCAGTTGAGCTTGTGGATGTTCTTCACGAAACAAAAGCCAACTGGTTTGATCCGATTCCAGGGGTTGGCATCTAACACGAAAGCAATCAATCAAAAATCCCCGCAGCGCGGGGATTCTAATGATTTCTCCATGGTCGTAACGAAATTGACCAGGCTCAGGGTAATGTCGATCGAGTGACTCTGACAACGATTGGATCTGAGCTGCCCCCCGCGCTGTACGTGCTAACCATGATCTCCAGCTCGCCCCGCAGCACCCCTCCATTGCTAGACGCCTCGCCCTCAAACTGCCAGGAATTCCCAGTCAGGTTATCCACCTGCTCAACCTTCACGCCTTCCGAATACACCGCAATCGACACGGTGCCTGCAAACGCCTGATCTCGATCATCAGTGTAAAAAGCGACCTCCTGTACAGCCCCGCTCCGATACCTCCAGGACACCTCTGCAGTCCCAGAAATCTCCCCACCCTCGACTCCGTTGACCAACACCCTCACAGGCGGGAAAACATGGTCATTGACGCCTTTGACGACAAAGCTTTTTTCAGCTGCTTCGGGCTCGGTTTGGCGGCGGGTTTGAGTTTTTACGAGCGTCTTCAGGTACACCGCCGAGCCTGCTGTGAACTGGCCTTGAGTGATGCCATAGCCTTCGGAGACGGCCCAGACTTTCGTGCTGACGAGGTGTGCTTTTGCGGTGCTGCCGAAGAGAGCTCGCCTGACGTTTTTGAGCTGAGCTGTGCTGCTGGTGAGGATCGTGAAAGTCTCGTAAGACAACCACTCGCCAGCGATGTAGAGGATGCCCAGGGCTTCGCGGTTTTCGTTTGTGCTGTAGTTGTCCAGCAGGGAGATATCGCCACTGACGATGGGGCCGCTGGTTAGGGTTGCGGGGCTCGCTGGGATAGCCTCGTTGAGGGTGAAAATTGGCGTGAACGGATAGTCGCCCTGTTCAGACCAGCTCTCGATGCCTTGGCGCGTGATCAGCTTGTAGTTCTGGCCTGCTGCTGGCTGCTCAACAAGCGTCATGAGCGTGCGCGTCAGGCCAGCAGTTGCGTTGAAGATTGCCGGCGCTTCGACGATTTGGATGCCAGGGGGATCGATAGGTTCGAAGACTGGCTTTGTCCATACGTGCTCGCCGCCGTCGGCGTACACAGTGTTTTGAACGCCGAAAACGTCCTGAGTGAGAGTCAATTTGATCGAGCTGTCGTTCAAGCTGCCAACGTCGACGCTCATAACGCGCATGACCAAGCCTTGGACGTTCAGTGGGGGCCAATCGAGAGTGACAACGTCGAGCATTTCGATGTCGTACATGCTCCTGTTGCACTCAACGATGCAGCTCGCCAGTGGCACCGACAGCGGTCTGAGCTCTCGCTGCGCGACCTTGGCAGCCAGTGCTCCAGTGGAGATGGACATGAAGTCGTAGCTGACGCCGTCGCTGTCGCCCTTGTGGATTCGCAGCCCCAAATTTTGAGCCGTTGCCGTGCGCTCGGTGAAGCCGTCAGCGATCGACATGTACTTGATTTTGACTTCGTTCACAGCAGTGTCTAACGAGCCACGATTGAAGTTGCTGATGCCCTTGATGTTGCTAGCATTCAGGGCCGGCAGATCGGCGATCACGTAGTCTTCCCGAGCCAGTTTCAGTTTGAGCTGGCCGGTGGCCGCGTCAGTGACGAGAGATCCATTGATGACTTTGAGAATGTCATCGATGACTGCAGATGCTTGCCTTGCTGAGTCGACCACGCCGCTTACGCCATATCCTTCGTTTTGCAGGGTTTGGGCGCATGCTTCGATCGTTCTGAGGTCGACCAGGGATGCTGAGATCGATGCTCCAAAGCGTTTATCAGTCAGAAACTCATGGATGACATAAGCTGGGTTTGCGTCGTTGCCGATGACTTCCAGGCTGATGTTACCGGCTGGTGATTTGGGGAATCGGCTGCAGACGAAAGAGACTTTTGCCGGAGTTTCAGTGTTGCCGATGTAGAACTGCTCAAGGACGGCATAGCAAACGCCGCGCAGGCCGGAGACGATGTCGATGCCCACTACGCGCTGGAGGTATGCGTTGGCTTTCTGTATCAAACCCCCATTGTAGAAACTTACCGTGCCCTGGACACCGCCACCGCTTTCTTCGCCGCCAAACAGATCAGGCTTGTTGATCGTGAACGACCCAGAGGTCACTTGACCTGACCACGCCTTGTCGTCGTCAAACCAAACCTCTTTAAGCGTTACGTCAGGGCCATGGCAAATGCCCAACTGGACACCCATAAAGTACTTATAGCCAATCGTCATCTTTTTTGACGAGAAGCCTGATTTCACTTTCTTCGTAATTTCTTTTGAGCGGAGATCTCCGTACCAGAGAACGTTTGCACCCCCAAGCTTTCGAGTCCCGTACAGAACTTGAATTGGTCTCTCCGCCGCAGTCGGGAAAGTAAAATCCTCTAACCCAGCAGGCTTGCGGTCATCTTTTACTTTGCTGCCAATAAACATCATGGCCACAGCAATGACCATCATGATTATTTGAAAAATAGCGAGAGCGCCCATTTGGTTTCTTCTTATTATTATAGGAACGGGTTTTCGTCAGGAATCGTCAGACATCCTGTGAAGTTGTCAAAATTGTTGAACGATTGGCAGGACTTAGCAGAGCGATCGCAGCCTTTGGCTAATTTGACTTGATTGCCTCCAGCGAGGGATTCCATGCCGGAAATCATCGTCACTGAATTCTCTTCAGGATCTACTTCCAGAATCATTCGATAGTCAGTTTCGTCAAACGAGACCAGGCCTGCTAAGTAGTATTCAGCATCATGATTCAGTGCCGAGAGGAAGATCTTGGTGCCACCTTCTTCGACCCTGAGGACTGTCTGAGTTTCCTGGTATTGGGTGATATCCAAGGCGCAGAGATCATCGTATAAATGATGGTTGCACTGGCTTTGATAGCCAAAGCGCAGGATCTGGCGACGTAGCAATGCGCTTGCTGGGTTGCAGGTCAGCGTAGCGATGCTGTTGTTCCAGGCTACTGCGCTGACTTCGCCCGCGAATACATTGACGTACAGGCTCTTGTCGTCGCGCTGGGATCTGAAGATTTTGAGATTGACGTGCTTTGCTGGCAGATGCGATCGGAACAGCAATGGCACCGGGGAGTCGCCAGGCAGGTCGATGGTCAGCTGGTTTTTGTAGTCTTCAGCAGTCCTCTGGACTTTGCCACGCTTCATTGCCAGGGGTTCATAGATAACACCATCAGTGTGAAGGTGAGGCCTTGAGCCGGATGTATAGGCAAAGAACTGCGAGCCGAACTCAAACAGATAGAGCTCTACGGGCTTGTTAAGTGATAGTGATCTCTCGATCGATTTCAGGGTCAACATAAATGAGCTGCTTTATTATTTTTGTTATTGAGCTGTCAACGGGCGTATCGAATGTGTGAGCGAATTCATCTGACTCGAAACGACCGAGAAATAGTGGCGCTATGTATTCGACGTCATCGATTTTGATATTTTCGACCGACTCTTTAAGCGTTACCACTTCAGTGCTATCCAGGCCCCGAGTCGCAGATTCAACGTTTCGATATAGCACAGTTCCATTATACAACTTGAGTGCGATAGCGGGTGCGAAGGTGTTGGACTTTAGAAAGTTTTTATAGTTGGCCTCAGCAATGGTTATCTCAAGTGTCGGGGCTTCTATATCCTTGACCAGATGCATAGCAACTAGAGGGCTTTCGATGTAGAACTCGCCCTGAGCGCCACGCTCAAGTTCAGCAAAGTCATCAAATCGCTTCCGGGATTTTGGGTCGAAGAATCTCCAGCTAAATTGCAGGTACTTAATGGCACCCTGGATACGATCATGGATGTATCGTCCCCCGATGCTGGGATCAAGGGTTTCACGGAGACGCTTGTACTGAAGAGTGCAATCCCTGGATCGGTCGGGGCTAATATCTAGTACTCGCCGATCATTAAAGATAGTGAAGTCGTCAACAGGCGCCGGGCGAAGCAGCTCGACTTCGTCGAAATCGAACGATGCTCCTGTCACTTCGACATCCATTCCGTGAGCGACGGACGAGACCTCATCATTGATCCAGGCCTGACTTACAGGCACAAGCCGAGCGCCGCTTCGATAGTTTTTCTTAACCAATTCACTGAAGGCTACCTCCAGCCCGGCAACTGACGCAACGAGGCAGATCTCCCACATATCAGCGTCAGACAACATGACCCGGCAGCCAGGCACGACCCATGCGCTCAGATCGGTCACCGTGGCTTTGCTATCAAACCTCGAAACGGGTTCTGCGAGCTCGGACTGATAGGGCCAGATGGGTATGGGGCTTTTCGGGATTGCGGTCTGCGGTGGCTTGCAGGCGCTCAAACATGATCTGTGCTGATGTGATCCGGCTGCCGGCACGCTTGTCAGACTGCGTGAAAGTGATGCCTTCCTTCGCCAATTCCTTTGCAACAGTCGGTGCGGTGCCATTGTCGACCAGGGCGCCGTTGAAGATTTGATTATCCGCCGGGCCAGCAGCGATACGAGCGTGATTTTTCAACACTGTGGTCTGTAGCTTCACTTCCCTGGACTTCAGGCGGGCGCCAATCTTGCCGGCACTGAGAAACAACCCCAAATCCCTTTTCTGTTGCTTGCCATCAGGCGTCAAAGGCGTTCCGTAGTCCTCGCCGCAGATGATCAGCGACCCCCTGGGCGGGCAGAAAACCTTGCCACCGACTGTGATGGCTTCGCCATTTGCTTCTGCAGTCCACAGGCAGCAAAACGGAGTCGACTGACCGTAGTCGAATGAGCGATCCACCTTCCATGACGCCGGTATTTCAAACGGCTGCAGGATATGGACGTCCCGATCCCAAACCTTGGCAAACATCGCCGTGTCATCGACCACTTCCCAGTTCCCGTAAAGCCAGGCTTCCCTGAGCATGGGATCGGCGATGTTCATCAACCATGCCTTGTACTCAAGGTCGACGTATTTGTTTTCAAAAACCGTCCCGAAGATCGCACAGCGCTTCCATTCGATTTCCTGGCTGTTGCCGTCCTCGTCGACCAGGGTTTTGATCGTGCGCTCGATCTCGCCGTTGCGCTTGCCGTCGATGAATCGCTCCTTGACCCACCTCTTACCGAGGCCCCAGGGGTTGGTCATTGCCCTGACTTGTTTTGGGGGCATCAGGGGCTGGCGGGGTGTCGGTTGGTACGCTGTACGCAAGGTCGAAAGGAGCTTCTCGTAGATCTCGTCGGTAGCCCAGGTCGTGAGCTCATCAAAACCGATATACGTGAACTGCTGGCCGTGGAATTTGGCCTCGTACTGACTGGCTTTCTCGATGTACTGAAAGATCAGGACTTCGCCTTCCGGAAACGTCCAAGTCCTCTCGCTTTTGTTGTAGGTCGCACCGGGAAAGAGGCGTGGGAATACCTTTTCGGCTTCGTTGATCAGGTCGCGCAGAGCCGAATACTGACGACGGAGAATCACACCTCTCCAGTACGCACCCCAGCCTTTCCCAACGTGCTGAGCGAACCCCATGAGTAGGCAGGCGGACTTTCCATTTCCGCGAGTGCCATGAAACAAAACTTCGTGCACGAGCGTGTCGGGCTGGCCAACGATTAGGAACATCTCCTGGCTCGAAAGCCCTCCGGATTTGTTCTTTGTAGGCTCCCAAATCACCCGGCGAACGGCAGAGTTCAACGCCTTTCGAGGCAGCATCGCGGTCATGCTGGCAACCCCTCAAAGCCCTGCAACACCGCTCCGCTTTTTGCGCACAAAGCAGGTGTTTTGCTTACAAACACAGCTTCGAGCAGGATCAGGGATTCCAGTGCTCTCTGCTCGGGGTAGCGAGGGTCTGGGTCATGTGCCTGGTGACCATCCCAGTAAACCGCATGCAGGCCATAACCACTGCGAGAGAGGATCGTCAGGATCGCGGGACAGCCTCGGATAATGTCGGGATTGCAGGGATTTCCGGGGCGACCGATTTGCGTGTAGAACTCCGGGAACGTCACGTATTGATTCGGGATGCCGAGCTGTGTGAGAGCGTTAGCCGTGTCTATGGCTGTTGTGCCCACGAGATCTGATTGGGGTGCGAATAGGTTGAGCGCCTGTTCGTACGTCAGCTGAAGCGCGGTCGCGAAAGAGGCGATCCCACAGTCGAATCGGGTGCGCTGCTTAATCATGACCTGGCTTCCTCGCCTGTGTTGACGATCTGGCAAGGTCTACGGCTGCGGCCTGCTGCTGAATGAGGATGGCTTCGAGATCTTGGCCTGCAGCGCTGCTGAGCGTTGGGATATTTGCGATGCCGGAATTCTGTTCGCCCGTGCTGTCGGTCTTGATCGTGACTTCCTTCCGATCGTAGTCACCGAACGCATCCGGCATGCGCCTGGCCAATAGCTTCTCTGCTGCTTTGACGTCTCCCATTTTGATTGCTTTCTGAATGGTGTCGATCGCGGGGAGGCAGGATAATTTCCTGGCAAGCTCAACAGACTCCACAAGCTCTACACAAAGCAACTCGTCTGGGGTCATTTCGTCCTGATCGACCTCGCCTGCGATCAAGGCCCTGCCCAGTGCTTGCCACTTGTAAAATCCCGCTTCTGAGACCCCGGCAATTGCGCAGGCGAGCTCGATGGTGGTAGTCCGCTGGACACCTTCCACGATCTTTTTGACGAGTTTTGCGGACAGCTGATTAGCACGGCGCATCGAGAAACCTCACGCCGAACTTGGCAATCATGAGGGCATCGCTGATGCCATCGTTGCACCCACGAGTGCCGTCCTTTTTCAGGCGCTTGCCCCGGTAGATCTCGTCAGAGCCAAAGACTTCGAAAGCGATCTCGCCGATTTGCTCCTTGCTCAAGCCAGTGAGGCTCTGGCCACCCCTCCAGGCCTGAGGCCGCTCTAGACGATAAAGGATACCCAGGCATTCCAGAACAGCACGGACAGCGCCATAGCCATCACCGAAACTGAAAGCCCCCACAGCCCCTTCGCCTGGCCTTGTGCCCACCAGCTCCAGTACCGCAAGGTCAATTCTGAATTGGGAAAGACGATCAAATAGAGCCCCGGCATCGACCTTATTCTTGCCGCCGATTTCTTTTACGGGCATACGAAAGCAATCGACAAGATTGAAGTTCTCATCGATCACTGCAATGCCTCCGGAGAGGCCAGGGTCAATACCAAGGACGTGGCGCATAACGACTGACTTTATTATTGTTATTGTACAGTCATTGTAACACTTGCTGATTGTTGTTTGTGCGCAAAAAAGCCTGGATGGCTATTCATTCCGTCTGCGCTGAGTTGTTCTTTCAGAGACGGCAGATTACGTCCGAAGTTTTGAACAAGCCATTTGTAACGATCGGACTTCCGAAAAGCGGCTTCTTGGCCTTCATAGCAATAGTCGAAGCCTTGCTTTTTAGCCCAGTCCTCCATCGTCATTGAAGTGCCATCAACACGAGGCTTAACCCATGGGCATTTGATATTGCGATTTGAGAAGATGAAGACGATGTGAATGTGGTTCTGCTTCGCAGCACAGATGTATTTCCTAGCAGTCTCAAGATCCGCGATAACCCCTTTGCCCTCGTAGACGATTCGATCATTTAGAGGGTCGATCCAATCTGGCTGGTAGCTATGCTCGACATAGTAAGGAATCTTGTAAGCGGAAGGCTCGTAATCGAAGCCCTTCATGCCGCCGAAATGCCCCATTCTGAATTCACTCCAGCTCCGATATGGGCGCGGGTAGCGAGGCAGGTCTGGAGTCTTGATGATTGACTCGCCGTCCTCAAACTTGCGCTGGTATGCCTGACGATTGTAGTCATTCCAGGGGAAAGCTTGCTCAACTTCGTAGCACGCATCAACACATAGCTTGAGGAGCTCGTTGTCGACATTGAGATAGCCGTGTGGCTTCTGGAAGTGTTTGGCGTACGAATCTGATTTAAAGATGTCAGCAATCTTCTGCGGATCTAGACCTTTCACAATGCACTCTCTTATTCTTATTATGTGCTGCTATGATCTTATTATCGTTAATGAGCAAAACCTGACGCAACACCTAATCGCGCCTTTTATTCAATTATCTTAATTCTTTCTTGTATCGGACAACTTGCTGTGAATTAGGGGCATCCTTGCCCCCAGGCAATCCCTTAAAGCCCAGTGTATTCCTCCATCTGCTCAAGGGACTTCGGATCAATAATGTAGTAGTACCCTGACTTACCGCCATCCTTCCGCTTTGTTTTCAAACCATGCAGGGACATAATTTCGGAGATAGCGCCTTGCTTACTGCGATCGGAGACCGATCCGGTGTTCTTGGGCATTTTGAATCCAGCCAGGATTGCTTCGTGCCTCACAGCGTTGATTCGGTCGTAGAGGGCTACTGAATCAGCTGGAGTCCAGGTGTCATTGAGGAGGCCAGTGTGCAGCTCCTGGACGAGCGCTTCGAAGGTGGTTGATGGCTCGACGAAAAGCTTGCGGTAGTTGTCGAGCTTCACTTGTCCGATGCCTTCACCCCAGAATTGAGCGTCCTGGAAAGTCAGATCCTTTCGTTTGAGGCCTTGCTGGGCCTGGTACCGGATTGCGGCAAAGTGCTCAGCTTCGCTGCTGGAGCCGATCTTCTGTGTGCGTTTGGCCTGGACTTCGGTTGAAGCGGTAGCGTTAAGAAGGATCAGGGCAGTGTCCTTCTTCACTGCTCTGCGACCAGCGCTGTTCGCTTTGAAGCCTTCGATGCCAAGGTCGTTGTCGTTTGGGATCATTTCCAATTGGAAGCCCTGGCGTTTCAGCTCGTAAGGCAAGGTCAGCTGAATGTTGTCGCGGAGCCAGCCAGTGCGGGTCATGTGGGCTTTGCGGACATCGTCGAACGCGGATTTTGCAGAAGCGTCGAACTCGACTTGGGCGATCTCTTCCCGCTTGTTTTGAGGGTTGCGCAGGCCGATCACAAACTCCTTCGCAGTGCGGTCACGGCGCATCATCTGGATTGCGGAGCGTGGTGTGACAGAGCCCTCAAATAGGCCGAAATGCGCTTGGAAGTGGCCACTGGTGATGCTCAGAGCACTGGTGATGGCTGGGGAGTAGATCACCACCTGGTGAGCAGTGGTGTTTGGATTGCTGATGAAAGCTGACTGGGCTGGCCAGCCTGCAGTTTTGCTGGTGATAACCAATGATTCGATGCCGCCTTTCTCCAGGACTTTGCCCAGGGCCTCGGCGTCACGAGCAATGTCGCAGGCGATGAGGGTGTTCTGGCCTGCCTGGGCTGCAGAGAGGGCCATGGCACGCACCTGGTCGAGGGCGCCTACTTTGCAGTTGACGTCAGTGTGAGCCTGATCAATCTCGAAACAGTGAATGAACTCCTTACCTTTTTTGATCAGGGCCAGGCATTCGTCGTTGACGTCGGCGTCTGCAAAGACCACTGATTTCGCGTTGTGTACAACCTGCTTGAGGGTGTTCCAGACGACTTCGCGCTGCTGCACAGAGCCTTCGAAAACGTGATCGAGCACCTGCGCGGCCTCATCAATCACAACCAGATCAACGTCTTTGATGAAGTCGTCAAATTTCGCGCTGATGAGTGAGTTGACAACCACCTTGAGTCCACGGGTTTTCTGCATCTGGCCAGGCTGTACGTCTTCGTAGTCAACCAGACCAGGGATGTCGATGCCCTTGATGATCGAGCGGCGATGAGAAATCACGAGAACATTCTTGCCGGCGTCTAGGAAGTCGGAGATGCAAGGGTTGATGACGAGGGAGCTTTTGCCCCACCCAGTCGGGCATTTGATCAGTGCGCGACGGTCGCGACGAAGGAGAACCGAGCGGAGCCAGGACGCGGAAACTGGCTTATGGACTACAGGGAAGTCATGGCTATCACTTTTTGAATCGAAGAACGCCTGAACGCGAAGTGTCTTATCAGCGATGGCCATTGCACATTCGGCCTCACTTTTTCCAGACACCAAGGCCAGGCGCTGAGCGGCGACTGCTTTGTCTCCGGCAATATATGTATCCCGAGCCAATTCGTAGGCTGCTTTACCGAAATTGCCTTCTGTAATTTCGTTTTTGAGCACGAGCAGCGCAACGTCAGACCTGTTCAGTTGATAGACGTTGTCTGTGATTTTCCCGGAGAGAGGATCGTAAAGGCCTGATGCGGTTTTAAATGCCGCTTCAACTGCTTGGCTTGGAGAGTTCGAGATGCTCACCAGTCTTTTAAGGCTTGGGTATTCGCTCTTAATGTACTGCGTAGAATCTGTTAGATCATCAGCTGCAACGGTTTGGAAGCCATTGATTGGGAAATCCATCCCGATAATAACAGTGTTGCCAGCGCCAGTGATGTTTTGTTCGACCTGATGCATTTCGATTTCTCTCTGTGTTGTTGTCGTGCTTCTGCGCACATTTGTATTGTTGAACATGAGCAAAAGACCATGCAATACCTTTCTGGGTTGACAAATGGACATATTGAGGTATGCAAGTAACGCACGGTTGATTGAGGGATATCGAGGTAACGCTGGGTAGATTTCGGTTGCGCAGACGTGAGCCTCAGGAGTGAAGCGTAACGCAGCGTTGCGATTTTAGTTTTTCTTAACCAATTTACTTGCCAGTCCTTTCGGCCTGGTGTTTTCTATCAGCAATCACCCTCAACCGTCCCTTTCCTTTTATAAAAAGAGAGACCCGTTGAGGGTAAGGGTTAAATTGGTTAAGAAAAACTGAAGTGAATTTCCTTTCGTATACCTCGACTTCCAAAAATGACAAGCGAAATAGGTGTTGCACACTCTTTTGCTCATATTCAACACTATGAATGTGCGCAGAAGCACAACATAACAAGAGAGACAATCATGAGCACGACAGCAATCAAATTCGCAACTCAGAACACTGCGGAAACTCGCTACGTACAGAATCGCCAAACCCAGTCATTCCGCCAGTTCTACAGCCATTTTCTTCTCAATCAGCGCATTAGCGATCTAAAGGATGGGCCTACCTTTACGCCATCTTTTTTTCGCGTCCCTGAGAGAAACATGGAGAATGTGATTGCGACAAGCATGGTGATCTTTGATGTTGACCAAAAACCCGCAGACGATCTGGTCAGTTTGGAGGAGCTGGAAGACGCCCTTATCGATCTCAACTGGGAGCATTGCATTTATACGTCGTACAGCAACACGGTTGAGTGCCCGCGCTTCCGCATAGTTCTGCCACTCGATCGACCAGCCCACCCGGAGGAATTTCTCGCTATCTCAGCCGCCGCGCTGGAGCAACTGGACGATTTCTTAGACGGTCGGCTGCTGAAAGTTATTGACGGATGCTGGAGAGAAACCGCTCGCTGCTATTACACCTTTACCACCCACCCTGAGAGAAAAGCAGGGGCGATAAGCTTTTACAACCCTGGCAAACCATTAGACACTCTTGAGCTCAAGCTAGCTCAGTCCAGCTATGGCCTTGACGCCGAGTACACCAAAACCAACAAGCCCCGCACCCCTGGCACAGCCGTAGGCGCAGCAGGTAGAAGCTTCGAGCTCAACCGTGTCCTCGGAGGCATGTTCGGGTCAGCAAACGAAGACCAGATCGTCCAAAAAATCTTGGAGGTCGACCACGAGAAGAACCCTGGGAGCGAATACTTCCGAGACCAATCTTACGCTAGACACAAGCCACGCCCAGGAGAGAGCCCAAACGCTGCAGCCCTGCGCGCCTGCAGATCCTGGGTCAAATCCCATCTGAACTGGCTCCGCCGCAAAGCCAAGGGCATCGACACCACCATCGTCAACCGCCAGGCGCAATCAAAAGCCCCGATGCCCACTCACGAGGCCCTGATCAAACTCAAGGACTTCAAGCCAGGCAAAACAAAATCGGGCGGCGAAACAGCCTTGGCCGAATTCGAAATCGTCAGCGGCGAACACGCAGGACGTCACGTCTGGCATCGCTTCTACTCCGAAGGCACCCCCCCAACGGCAATCAAAATCTCCAGTGAGATGCTCGAAAAACTCAAGACCGCCGCCAACCTCCCCACCAGCAGCTTTGGCGACGTTTTGAAAGCAAAAGACGTGATTATCCACGCCCGGATCAAGCTCAAGACAGGGACTGGGGGATTCCCTGATCAAAACGAAATCGGGACATTCTTCACTCAGCCCTTGTCGTGATATGGTCGGCCAGCCTGAGGTGCCATCATGGGCTGGCCCCCACCTTACGAGACCTATGAAATGGATATTCGCTTCTTTTTTGAACAGCGGCTGGGGTTTATCAAGCAGCTGTACATCAATGGCTCAGCACCGTTTGAACAGCGCATGAGAAAGATCGAGAAAGGCGTGCGTCCATTTATTCCGCCCTATAGCGAGGATGGTGAACCACCATTCCAGCTCGAATGGGAGGAAGCTGATGCATCGATACAGGTACTGGGCAGCTCCTGCCTTTCGATGATATCCGCATCACTACACATCTACCTTGTTGCATGGCAAGACCGCCTTGGGTCTGCTCCAGATTGCACAAAAGCGGCGTTCAAAAACGGATGGCCTGCAGGTTACCAAGCGTACTACGAGTCGCATGGGTCAGATAAATTCGACACTGGCCCATTCGATTACTCGCTTGTTTCAGAAATAGTCTTGGCCCGGAACAGCATTCAGCATGACGAGTCTCTGACATCTAATACCTTCCGCTACAGAGATAGCGACCTTCCGAAGCTACCGAGCCCTTTTTTCGTCAGTGACAGGGACAAAGAGTTAGCGAAGCAGATCGATGATGGCGAGAGAAGCTGGCTCTACCCACCACACATTCACATCACCAAAGAAAAATTTCTGCACATGACCTCAGAGATTTCAAAACTGGTTGAATGGCTGGAAAAACAAGGCGAGCAGATTCTGCACAAACGTTGGGAAGAGAGAAAGCACCAACGACAAGAGGCAGCCGAAAATCTGGAAGCTGGCCAGTAATTCGAAATCACCACCACTTACAGCAAAAGGAACAATGGAAACATGCGATTTGCATGGAGTTGTGCGGCACTCACCTTGGCACTGCTTTCTGGATGTGTATCTCAGCCAGCCTATACGCCAAAAACGGACGAACAGATTGCGCAGGAGGCGTTAAAAACAACTGTTGCTGATATGAAGCAAAGAGGTGCATCTCAGGCCGAAATCGACAGCTTCATCGCTTATTCCAAAATGCCTTATGAGGATCAGCTGAGAAGCAAGGTTAGCCCAACCTCGACACCATCTGAAAATATGCTCAAGCTAATCGATAGCGGCCTGTTCCACTGCGAGCTTCAACGTAACAGTCTAAAGAGGTTCTTGACCCAGGAGCATGCAGACAAAACCCATCGACGCCTGGTCGAGTGCATATCCAAGTCCAGCAGTGTCATCACAAGCTATTACTACCGCACCTATACTCCTTCAAGCAGCTCTGAATCTGTTAAAGCGGCAGTTGATGAGACATTTCTGAAATGGGGGAGCTACACCCAAAGCATCTTCAAAAGCGCACCACAGTACCTGCAGGAGCAGGCCTCTATGTCCCTTACAGATCAGTTGAGTCGATCACAGCAAGTCATTCTTCGCGAATCGCTTGCTCAGCAGAAAAAGAAACAACCCTGCCTTGATCAAAGCCCCTAACGCCCAGGGGCTTTTTTACGCCCTCACGATTTGACACCTAACTACTTTAAGTTATACAGCAGATCACTATGTTGCTTTCAAAAAATCTCTCTGTCATCATAATCATATAACAATAAGAAAGGATCGGTGAGATGAACTCCATTGATATAAATAAGCTCCCTTTAACAACCGCTTCGCAGATTTGGGGTGCAGTATGCGAATGCGACCACATTCACTCGCAGGCTAACATTGACGCAACATTCAATGGATTTTTAACCGAGGGTGATCATGGGATCTGCTTCGCGACAATATATCGTCACGAGTTTGTTGATTGTATCGATGATCAGTTTAGTGTCGTAAAGGTGCATAACGTTGGATCGGGAGCCGCAGTAAATCTAATACTGGATAACAAGGGGCTTGCTGAAATCTCGGGTCAGTAGATAAACCGTCCCTCCCTAGTGGCTTTTGCGCGCAAACCCACCAAACTTTGCCCTCAAAAAACCCAACAGCTTTTGATTTATCCCCACATACAGCTTAACGGCAGTGGTAATATAAGATGTAGGCAGTTCCTCTCTCTTACTGTCTATGCCTCTATTGTTGTGTGCTGCACCAGCCCTGGCCGGGCCTCTCTCTCCTGGCTGGGGCTTTTTTATGTTGCCAATTTGTCAATTCCGTTACCACTCGTCAGAGAAAGCAATGCGAGAAAGTTGGGGCAGTTTCAGACAACGCCCGGAATTGCTGGGGTTGCTGGGAGTGGTTGTCTGACAATGGGTGTTAGTACACTTAGTTGATTATTTTCCTGACGATTTACAGAGATATTGTTTGCTCTTAGCCTTTGCTGGTCGGTTGACGACACAACAGAAAAGAGAGCGAAACGATGGGCATGCACGAGCGGATTCCGAATGACCTTATTACTGCTACCGAGGCTGCAGAGGTTCTGGGTGTGAGTCTGAACACGCTGAAGACCTGGCGCACTAGGAATCCAAATCTGGGCTACTTCCGGGGTCACAATCGCGACATTCGTTACTCGCTAAAAGAGTGCCAGCAGTACTATCGCCGTTCGTTTCAGAGGGTTGTGCCTGGGTCTGGCTCCCAATGATTTGCCCCTGCGCTCGACAATTTATTATCAAAAATGATAGTTTTTTGTCGAATGAAGTGAGGGCGTGTGATGAATCGAAAGCTGCTACTGGAATCATGCAGAACCCTGGCCGGAGCTGGGGTGTGGTGTGTTCCTGAGTCCACCCTGCTTGGGTTTGCTGGTTATCCAACCAAGGAATACTTCCGTGTCGCCATGGCCAGGCATGTCAGAGCTGGCATCATCAAGAAGTTCGCCCCCAAGCTTTACTCAAATCCCTTCCTTGGCCCTCCTGCGGCTGGGCTGTTTCGCTTAACCAATTTTCTTCGTCCACTCGACAGCTTTTACCTGAGCTGTGAATCAGTACTCAGTGAGCACGGATGGATCAGTCAGCTGCCTTTCTGTCTCACATTCGTAACCACTGGCCGAAGCTATCGATACAGCACCTTGCTCGGCGATGTTGACTTCGTGCACACAGAGGAAGACCCTGCTTCTTGGGCTGGCCACCTGCAGCGCAATGTAGACAGGCAGATCTGGGAAGCCTCCCCCGAGAAGGCTCTTGCCGATCTGCAGCGCTACAAGCGCAACCTTGATCTCGTCCTGCCCGAATCTGAACGTCCGGAATAGCCTCTCGCGGCGCCATGGCATATTATCCCCGATATTTAGATCCGGGGCCTCGACATGCCAAAGCCATCTGACATTGAGCTCAAGCGCAACCAGCTTGCACGACTCAAAGCCAATCTCGACGAGTGCGGCTTTCGCTTGGCCGAGCCATTAGCAGTAGAAGACCCTCACACAGCGATTTTGCGCGCAAACGCGCTGTCCCAGCGCCTGAGCTTGGGCATGCTGATTTCAAAGGGCGGCGAGATGAAAGCAGCTCTCTCCAAGCAACTTGCGCAGCTTCCCGCAGTGCATGACGTGTTCGCGTTTCAGAAAGCCCCGGAAGTCCATCTGCGCGTTGGAAAGATCGCAAAGTCGGATGAACAAGCCTACGTCGAAATGGTTGCTGAATTCACTCACGAGCTTGAGGAACTAAATGTCCTTGAGGTCGAGCAGGGAGATGATATTTCAACACCTGAGTCGATATCCCAGAGGATCGAGTCAGCGCCAAAAATTGGCAGACCATCAAAGACCCCTCTCGAAAATCTAGATCGGGGCTTGGCAGAAAACTACGGCATAGCCCGCCTAGCTTTAGCGAAAGCCATGATCAACGAAGAGAGCCCGAGATCGATGGGCCGCCCTGCAAGAACGGTGGCTCAGGTTGAAGCGGACTATGCCCAGCGCAAACAGGATTTGGACACCTCGATCACAGACCTAGAATCCAAGCTCAAAGGCGTGGAGATCCATGATAGGGCCAGCAAGATATACAGAGACGTGCTGGCCCAATTTAAGCGGCTTGTGAAGGAGCTTGGAGGGGTAGACCAGATCGAAGCTAGGTCGGAAGTCACACGCCTGGAAAGCCACCTAAAATTACTAAAGGCGGATCGCAAGCGCTACATCGAACTCGGCGAGCCCGACCTGCCGCTTGAGCATCACAACTCCCCCCGGCACCACCTGCTGGAAGCAAAATCAGAGCTGGCAGCAGTCCGCGATATCTACGACCAGCTCACGCTCCCTCGCGAGATAAAGCGCCTGAAAGACGTCGAGGCCAAGAAAGCCAAGTAGCCCCTCCAGCCCCAGGCGGCCTTGTTCCCAAACACCTCGCTGGGGAGCTCAAGCCAGGGCTCAGCGTAGGTCGCGCTTAGAGCCAAATCGACAGAATGTACAAGATGATCAGCAGATTGAACCCTTTGCGACACAGATTCTGAATCGTCTTCATGCTCCGCCCCAACCAACATATTATGGCAATTATTAACTCACGATCTTGCTTGCAGTGCAAGGTCAATGTCCCGGTTTTGCTGGGGATTCCGCGTTTTTCACTCGCAGCTAGCTGCATTAGTACACTGAGTGTACTTTCTGTAAATTGCCAGTTTGTCAATAGAGCAAAAAGAATAACCCGACGAACGGTCTTGTCAAAAGCTCGATTTGACAACATATTGATGTCAGACGGGCTGCGCAGTGTCGCCCGATTTGAAGACTGGGCAGAGTGAGATGAATGCGTGTGTGAGGGTCGAAGGCATTGAGGTGGCCATTGACAGTGCAGCTGCAGAGCGCGAGCGCGCGAGGCTGGCTGAGTCACTGGGCTATTGGACAGAGAGCCAGGTTGCGATGCTGGCGGGCGTGAAAAAGTCGACGCTAGAGTCATGGAGGAAGCGAGCTAAAGGGCCCGACTCTATTCTCTTCGGGAACGAGCCCCTTTACTCGATAGCGGACGTTAAAGGCTATTTCGACTGTCTTGCTCAAGCCAAATCAGACCGTAGTCACATCCGGGCCGCTCTTTAACTGCTCTTCACTTGCGCGACGCAGAGCTTTCCTTCGCTCTACAAGATGTACAGACTCCGCTTTGATGTGTGTGTAGCGTCGCAGCATTTTCCAGTCCTTATGTCCGGTGAATAGGGACACTGCTTCGATGTCGAGCTCTCGCGTGAATAGGTCAGTAGCAGCTGTGTGACGGAGGTCATGGAACCTCAGATCTTCAATGGCGAGAGCGTGACAAGCACGAGTGAATGCGGCACTGATTGATCTGGGGGCGTATGGGAAAAGCCTTCCCGACGTCCTCTCACCCATTGCCTTTTCAATAGGACTCACGAAGTCATCAAGAATCGGCACTTCACTGTGATTGCCAATTTTCTCTGTGGGATGCTTTCTGTCACGTACAAGCATCACTCGACGATCAAAATCAATATCCTCGATCCTAAGCATGCAGATCTCTTCCTGACGCAGCGAAGTCAGTACGGCGAACTCGATCACTGCAATCATATCGATCGTGTTTCGAGTCATCTTCCCAAAGTGATCGCACAGCCTTGTCAGCTCAGCAGGGCTAGCAACCCTTGTGCGCTCTGTCGAACGAGTTTTGAGGCCTCGCCGGTTAAGAGAGCGTTTAACATCCAGGGTGATGTCCGGATCAAGATTGAGGTTTCTGACGTATCTAGCCCAGCTAAGCACAGTCCGCAGGTACGCTAGGTCGATTCCGATAGTCACACCGCCAGCTCCTTCCATGACCCTGCGATCTACGAAATCGCGGACAGCTGCTTCGCTCATTGAACGCAGCTTCACTTTCCCAATCTTGGCCTTTAGCGACTTCAGAACAGCTTTCTTATTCTTTCCGAATTCCTTGACCTTTCCGACCTGGTCTTCGTAGACGCTCACAAGATCCTCTAAATTGGCATCCTTCGGCGGATCAATGTAGTCACCTCCGGTCGACAGCTTGAGCTGCTGTTCAATCTCCTTTGCCCACTTTTTTGCGATTTTCTCCTGGTCAAAGGTCTGAGATCTGTAGAATCCACCGACCCTTACTTGAGCCCTGGTCTTGCCGGACGGAAGCTTAGTGAACGTAGCCATACTCGTGTGCACCCCGTGTGCATTTCGATAGGCACATATTATAGACACTATTAACACCCATTAGTCACCTCGTGTGCACTCTGTGTGCAATCATGGCACCAAAGCACGTAAAATGGATAAATTACGTTAGAAAAAAACCCATATGAATCAACAAGTTATGTCACGCCGCTTTAGCGTTGCACCGATGATGGATTGGATGGATCAATCACTGCGTCCCCCGCCCCGCTTGCTTCGCTGCGCTTTGCTCGCCCTTCATGTAGCAAATATTTAGCAAACAGCAGCTTGGCGTCGTTCAGCCGCATGGTGTTGGACGAGAATTACACCGCTATGTGGAGTGGGTTCAGCTTGGTGTTCAGAGGTAATGAAATCGGGGGCTCCGTACTTAGGGTGACCTGCTTTTTCTCGCCAAAACGCAACGACTGGTACAAAAATTGGTACGCGAACTCATCTATTCCAAAGCCCCTGCGTCGGCAGAAACGACACGGGGCTTTTTGTTAGCGGAGCGTAATCCCTCTGTGCTCGTTCAGCGTGAGTTTCCGGCCGGTTGCAGCCCTTCGCTACAGTCAATCGGCCAATAGCGGCCCCTCAGATTCGTTCCGATTTTGACCCATAGCCGCTACTCGAGGGTAGGCGCTGGGAAGGAGGAGCACGTTATTTCAGCTAACCGTAGCACCCTCAACTTGTTGCTACTGGGCCAAAATCGACTTGCGCTCCCAGCCACCGAAGAATTCACTTTCTGACCAGGACGTTGTTGTCTCTTCATCGTCTCGATGGCTTCCTCGTAGCTTTGGCGTTTTCCTTTTCTTCGCCGAGCGATAGCAGCAAACACATGCTACTGGCGGCATTTATGCTCAACGCGCTTGCTCTATCTTTAGCCCGACCAGCTCTCCTAGTTTCACGAGTTCGGTCTGCCTTTCATGCCAAGACACTGGTACTGTTGGTATCTCATCAAGGAAGAGCGCTGCATGCATCCACATCGCGAATATTTGAAGCCGATCGTGTTGGTCGCATTGAGCTACGCTTTGGCTCTTACCCCGGCCGTTGCTGGAGAACCCTTAGCGGTAGAAAGAACTGCTGCTCCTCCGGCCACTGATACGACGAAGCCTCAAAACGTGATCCGCATAGCCTTGCACGACTTACCTCACGCTCATTGTCCGCAGCTCGGTTTGACACCCGCTCCGCAAACTGCGGTGTTCGTGATTTCCGCCCCCGAGAAAGCCGCGTCCCCAGCTACCAAGGAGGACAAGAGCGCGGTAGATAGCTGGGTGAAGGTACTTGAAGCTCTGGCAAAACTGTTGGCTAGTATCGCATGGCCAGCAGCAGCCGTGATCATGGTCGGTTTTTTCAGAAAGGAACTGGCCTCATTAATGGCAAGGATACGGAGTTTCAAAGCGGGATCAGCTGAAGCAGAATTCAGTGATGATGTAAATAAAGCCGCGGCAGAGCGATTGGACACTTCTGATCAAGGAACGCCGGAAGTTGAAACCGAGGTTGTTCGTGACGCAGCCCTCGACCCACGAGGTACGATACTCAATGCTTGGCTGAAAATTGAACATGCCGCCAGCCGGCTGTATCAGCTCCAGTTTCCAAGCGAGCCAAATCGCATCACCCGCTTTGTCGGTCACTCCCAGATGAATGAGCTAGTGAAAGTGGGTCTTATATCGAAAGATACTGCCATGTTTTACCGTGAGCTCCAGCAAATGCGTAATCAGGCCACTCACGAACTGGATTTCTCTCCAGATTTGGACTCCGTTGTACTGTATGTGAAACTTGCACATGAGTTGCACGCGACGATTGAGAGTGCAATTCAGAAATTTAATAACAACAGACATCCGGCGAGCTGATAGACATACGCCCCCGACCGGAGAGGCGAGAGTTATCGCCTAGACTGGACTCACGCAGGCCAAGCGTATTGTCCCTACCCGCGCTGAGGCCGGCCTAGAGGTAACAAGGATGCTGAAGGAAGAGCAAGTCAGTGAGTTATTGATCGAATGTGAACGCATAGTCGGGCAGCGTCTAGTTCAGATACGAGGCAATCTGACTAGGCCGGAGAATCGCTCAGCTGCGATTTTCGAGCTCCTTGCCATTCAGGCATTTGCTGCGCTCGGTACGGTTGAGTACGAGCCGTTCCCCAACAGTCCCGACATCCGACTGACGCTGCCTGACGGTAACCAAGCTTGGGTGGAAGTTGCGTTTCTGTACGACAAGTATTGGAAACAGGAGCGACAATCACGCGAGCTGACTATGGCCATGCGCACGCATGCTCAAAGCAAGGGTATTGCCCCGGAAAAGATTTCTTTCAGGTTTACTGGTGAGCCCACTGCGGCGGGTTATGAGCGCCGGTTGCCTGAGCAGCAAGATCTCAAAAAATTCTTCAAAGGAGAGTACGTCAGAGACCTCGTTGAACGGATTGGGAGCGCGCCGTTAGAGCCTTTCACGGAAGCGCACCCCACATTTAGTTTTCAAGTCTCTTATGTCCCGTCAGCTACTTCCGGAAGCGGCGGAGGCCTAGTGCAGGAAGCGCCTAAAGATCCGAAGCAGCACCAGCTGTATAAGATCATAAAACGAAAGGCCAGCCAGCACACTGTTGAGGGTATGCGCATCGTTTGCGTAGGAAGTGACTCCAGCAGAGCGCTCGCCCGCAGCTCCGCCCCGGCAGTGATCACCGCCGAGGAGGCAACCCGCCTAGCGTTCAGCGAGACAACCTCTGTGGGTTGTGTAATTACCGTGGAAATCAAAAACGTCTTCCAGGCCTTCAGCCAGATGCAAAAGCTAGCCCACCCATGGCTCTACTTTAACTCTAGGGCGAAGGTGCCCATGACCACGAGTGTGGTAGGTGCTGTGCAGCAGCTCCATTTTAATCGCTGGAAATACTCATTTGAACTCAATCAATACCAGACGCCTGCCAAAGGCTTGGGCAGGAAGCTGCGGGGAAGTATTCGTATGACAACTGGGAAAAATAATATGAGCCTCGAAATTCCTTCTGCCTTGCTCGTGGAGGTATTAGCCGGTCGGGAAAAACTTCTGCAGGGAGAGTCAGGCATGGATCCTATGCTGGCGAATTTTCTGTCGGGCGATTATCGCGTCGAGAACTGCTCCTTGATCCCTGCTGATGTTCAGGCAGGCGAAGGGACTAAGGTAAAAATTGATTTCGGGTTCGATTTCGATTCCGTCTTCGAGCGGGTTTCAAAAGCGAAGAGCGGCTGAGCAAGCCGCCTAAAACTTAAACTAGACACTGAAGCGACCTAGTGCTGTAGACGGTGGCATATGAAGATCCTTGACATCTTGGGCATAACGCAACCATCGACGAAGTTTCTCCGACCAAGAAACCAGCCGGTGAGCTTTCCTATTGTCAACACCTAAGGTAAGCTCATTGTATTGCAAATCATATAAGCGAGGGGATGTTATGAGTCCAGACGACCTGAGGTATGAAAACCTACCGAAAATTCTCGCGGTCTACGAGGAAAAAGGTCGGGGAGAATCCATAGCATTCCTTAATTGGTTTCTTGAAAATATTTTTAGACTTGACCCAGTCGATGCCGATGACGCGATTTGCGACCGGCCTAATGATCGCGGCATTGATGGTATTTATGTTGATCATACCAAACAAGAAATAATAATACTGCAAGGCAAGCTCAAACAAAGAGAATCTACAATTGGTGATGCTGCATTAAGAGAGCTAGCCGGAACAATCAGTCAGCTGGACACACCGCAGTCTGTTCAAGCGTTATTAGATGGTGGGGCCAACCCAGAGCTGAAAGCTGCGTTGACAAGAAACAACATTAAAAGCCTTATCGAAAATGGTTACGAAGTAATTGGGGCATTCATCTGCAACCAAGTATTGGACGCCAATGGCAGAGAGTTTCTCAAACAAGACAAAACAATTCGCGTATACGATAGAAACGCAATTGCCGGAGAATATATAGATATTGATAAAGAAGGAGGTGTAAAGGGAACCTTTGCGTTCGACACATCCTATGTATCCCCAATGATAATAAGCACTGGAAACAAAGCGATTACCTATATACTTCCGGTCCAAGCAGTAGAACTTGTCAAACTTTCGGGAATTGACGACGGCACTTTATTCTCACAGAATGTACGTCACTCCCTGGGAAACACCAAAGTAAACAAAGAACTAAGGGTCAGTGTATTAGACCAGTCGGAGCATGAAAATTTCACACTTTATCATAACGGCATCACCATTCTATGTAAAGAAGCCAAGCCTAACGGCGAGACTCTTGAGGTTTCAGATTACGTAGTTGTTAACGGCGCTCAAAGCATTTCAACGTTTCGAAAGTCAAGGGATCACCTCAGTAAAGACTTAAGAGTTTTGGCCAAAATCATTCAGCTCGAAGATCCTGCCCTATCCAAGAAAATCACGATTAACAGCAATAATCAAAACGCCATTAAACCTCGCGATCTAAAATCCAACAACGAGGTTCAAGTTAGACTCCTAGAGGAATTCAAAAAAATTGAGAATGGTGACTACGCTTTTGAAATCAAGCGAGGCCAGGACATCAAAGCTGGAAAAAAAGTTATAACCAACGAAGAAGCAGGAAGACTATTGCTCGCATTTGACTTATTAGAGCCAGAGTCTTGCCACCAGGTTTACAAGCTGTTTGACGATAAATACAATGATATTTTTGCTCGACCCGCAGTGACCGCTCATCGAATTCTTTTCCTCCACTCCATAATGGATAAAATTTTAAAATCAACTGAAGGCATTAACTTTAAGCCCCTAGCCAAGTACGGCCTGACTCGCTTCTTTCTTTTATCGGTTATCTCAGACCTCATGAGATCCAATAACAACTCAGCCGAGTTCTTGAAGGACCCAAAAGCCTTGTATGACAATGGACAAATTCACAAGTTTTTAGTGTCCATTGAGGAAGTCCTACAATCCATCGTGATTGATTTGAACTTCGAAGTCGAGTCTTTAGGTGACCAATTTGACTACAAAGGTGATTTAAAAAGCCCAGCTAAAATTAGAGACCTACGAGGAAAATTACGAAGGAGCTATGAGAAAGATGTAGCTAGGAAAAAGGCCAGATCATTATCCAGTCTCTTGGACTAATGCCTTCCTGCTTAAGGTAAAGCGACCCTATGCAAAGTCGCTTTACTTTTCGTCCATCCGCACTGAGGGATGATGAACTCAGAGAGAAGATTACAGTAGTTCACTTACATTGGATGGACCATAGCTCATCTAACCGTGTTGTATAGCTTTTACTCATCATCTCCCGCCGCATGATCCAATCCGGATTAACGGGCACGCTGGCTGATCGGAGTGTCCCTCTACCCCATCGCCCATTGATCTGGTCCAGCACCGCCATCAACTTCGTGGCGTCGGCTGGTTGGGAGGTGGCAAACAGGTCGTCGGTGTACTCCCCCTGCTGACATAGGTTCATCAACAGCACCTCAGCCTTGCTGTACTTGAAGCCCGGCCGAAACACGCGGTCGAGCGCGTCCACTGCTGCCTTGATCAGCAGCCGCACATCATCAGTGGGGTACGGCATGTCGATCAGCACGCCGTTGGCAAACTTCGCCTCCTCCGGGTTGAACA